AAACTAACGAGTGCAAAAACTGCTAGTGATCCTGATTCAAGAATTAATAAGTCACTTCGTAAGTGGAACTGCTGATAAATTATGAATGATAATGTATACCTTGGCAATCCTAATCTAAAAAAAGCAAATACTCCTCATGAATTTACAGAGGAGCAGGTTATTGAATTTATTAAGTGTAAAGAAGATCCCGTATATTTTGCAAAGAATTATATCAAAATTGTCTCTCTTGATGAAGGATTGACACAGTTTCATCCATATAATTTTCAAGAGAAGTTAATTAGAAATTTTCACGAAAATAGATTTAATATATGTAAAATGCCTCGACAGACTGGTAAATCTACCACATCTGTGTCATATCTTTTACATTATGCTGTTTTTAATGACAGTGCCAATATTGGTATTCTTGCAAACAAAGCAGCAACTGCCAGAGATTTATTAGGTAGATTGCAAACTGCATATGAGAATTTACCTAAATGGATGCAACAGGGTATTATATCTTGGAATAAAGGTTCACTAGAGTTAGAAAATGGATCGAAAATTCTCGCCGCAAGTACATCTGCTTCTGCTGTCAGAGGTATGTCTTTCAACATTCTTTTTTTGGATGAGTTCGCCTTTGTTCCTAATCATATTGCTGAGTCATTCTTTGCCTCTGTATATCCTACTATCACTTCAGGTAAAAACACCAAAGTCATAATGGTTTCAACCCCTCACGGGATGAACCATTTTTATAGATATTGGCATGATGCCGAAAGAGGAAAGAATGAATATATCCCAACAGATGTTCACTGGTCTGAGGTGCCAGGTAGAGATGATGTATGGAAAGAGCAAACTATTGCAAATACATCAGAACAACAATTTAAAGTTGAGTTTGAATGTGAGTTTCTTGGATCAATCAATACTTTAATAAATCCTGCCATATTAAGAAATATGGTATATGATTCTCCGATAGCAAAAAATGCAGGATTAGATATTTACGAAAATCCAATAAAAGATCATAATTATATTATGACGGTTGATGTAGCTCGTGGACTAGGAAATGATTATTCAGCATTTATAGTTTTTGATGTAACACAATTTCCTTATAAAGTTGTGGCAAAGTATCGAAATAATGAAGTAAAACCAATGTTATTTCCAAATGTAATACATGATGTTGCAAAGGGATATAATAATGCATACTTATTAGTTGAAGTGAATGATATTGGTGATCAGGTTGCAAGTATTCTTCAATTTGATCTTGAATACGAAAACTTACTTATGGCATCTATGAGGGGAAGAGCAGGTCAAGTTGTTGGACAAGGATTTTCAGGAAAGAAAACACAACTAGGTGTTAGAACCACTTCAGCAGTTAAAAAATTAGGTTGTAGTAATCTTAAAACTATGATCGAAGATAGTAAACTATTAACTTGTGACTATGAAATTATATCTGAATTAACTACTTTTGCACAGAAACATAACTCATTTGAGGCAGAGGAAGGATGTAATGATGATTTAGCAATGTGTTTGGTATTATTTGCATGGTTAGTTGCACAAGAATATTTTAAAGAAATGACAGATAATGATATCAGAAAAAGATTATATGAAGAACAGAGAAATCAAATTGAACAAGATATGGCACCTTTTGGATTTATAAATGATGGTTTAGATGATGAAAGTTTTGTTGATAAAGATGGAGATTTATGGCATACTGATGAATATGGTGATCGATCTTATATGTGGGATTATCAGTGATGGAATTTGACACACAAATAGAATTAGAACATTTACTATTCTCAGAGAGGAAATGTAGAGTGTGTGGCAAAGTAAAAAATTTAGTTGAAGATTATTATTTGACAAGAAAACACAAAGGAACTTTACCGTCAGCATATTCATATGAATGTAAAACTTGTACTGTTCAAAGAATTATAAAAAGAAGAAAAATAAATTATACAATAGGAAATTTTTATCCAGATTGGTGATGTTCACGCATTGTTTCCCCGACGTAAATACCCTTTTACATAAATATTTTTAGATAAATTTGAATTACGAGGAGTAAGGGATGGCCTTAAATTTAGCATCTCCAGGTATACTAATAAGAGAAGTCGATCTCACGATTGGGAGAATTGACGGAACAACAGGTAAAGTTGGTGGAATCGTGGGATCTTTTGAAAAAGGACCTGTCGGTGAACCAACACCCATTACAGGGGAAAATGACTTGTTTGACCAGTTTGGTAAACCATACGATACAGATAAGCAATACGAAACATGGATGGTAGCATCTTCATACCTATCATATGGAGGAAGTTTAAGTGTAATCAGAGCAGATGATACTGGATTGAAAAATGGTTTTGTGGGATCTGCATCAAGTGTAAAACTGAAAAGCACTGAACACTACCAAGAATTAGGGTATCAGGAAAATGCTTTAACGACTGTAACTGTTGCTGCAAAAAATCCTGGCACATGGTCAAATGGAATTAAAGTTGCCATTATTGATAATGCAGCAGATCAAGTACTAAAAATTGGTACAGTTGGTGTTGCTAGTACAATAGTAGTTGGTATGGGTATAACACAAGCAGTTTCATCAGGAACAGTTATATCAGGTGCTGGTAGCACTAGTTTATTAGATGGTCATTTTAAAGGTATTGTTACTGAAGTTGGTGCAGGAACTATTGATGTTAAATTCTTAAGTCATGTTTCTGCTGGAAATACCGAAACAGCACAAGACTTTAACAGCATTTACAAATTTGGATCTGCAACAGATATATCAGTGTCTGGTAGTGGTACTACATCTGTTACTTCTGTAGTAGACTGGTTTGATCAACAAACCTATGATGTTACTACTGCTTCAGTTGGAGGAGGAACAACAATTACGACTGCTAAGTGGAATGCGGTTGCCGATAAACCAGGTACATCTGAATATGCAGCTGCTAGAGGTGGTAGATTTGATGAAGTTCATGTTTTAGTCATTGACGCAAAAGGAACTATTTCAGGAAATGCAGGAACAATTCTTGAAAAACATCTTAACCTATCAAAAGCAAAAGATGCAGAATTCTCAGTTGGATCACCATCTTACTGGAGAAAGTATCTTTACACAAACTCCGAAAACTTATTTGGTTTAAGTGGTTCAATAATTGGTGTTACAACAACTGGATTTAGTGCAGACTTCACTAAGTTTGGTGATGGTGGATGGGATCAGGATGCAGAAGGAATTATTTTCAATAGTTGTGGAGCAACTAATTTAACACTTGATGGTGGACTTAACTACGGTGGAATTGGTACAATTACAACAGCAGGTGCACTTAACTCTGGTTTAGGTGATTTGATTACAGGATACCAAACATTTGAGAATGATACAATCAATAATGTTGATTTCTTACTTATGGGTGGTGGTCATCTTGGTAAGGATAGCACAAGACAATTAGCAACAACAATGATTTCTGTTGCAGAGGTTAGACAGGATGCTGTTGCATTCATCTCACCATCAAGAGATACTATCTTATCAGATACAACAGACCAGTCAGAAGTCACTGTTAAGAGTGATGAGGATATCACCACAGGTGTTATTGAGTTTTATGACACAATTACATCATCAACCTTCGGAGTATTTGACAGTGGGTACAAATACATGTATGATAGGTTTAATGAAGTGTTCCGTTATGTTCCATTAAATGGAGACATTGCGGGAACATGTGCAAGAAACGACATTAACGATTTCCCTTGGTTCTCACCAGCAGGTACAGACAGAGGAGCAATCTTAAATGCAGTTAAACTTCCATACAATCCAACTAAATTACAGAGAGATAAACTTTATTCTAATCGAATAAACCCAGTAGTCAATTCACCTGGTTCTGGAATTATCTTATTCGGTGATAAAACTGCTTTCGCAAAAGCATCAGCATTTGATAGAATCAATGTTCGCAGATTATTCATCTACCTTGAGCAAGGTATTGCAGCTGCTGCTAAAGATCAGTTATTCGAATTCAACGATGAGATCACAAGGGCAAACTTTGTGAACATTGTCGAACCTTTCCTAAGAGACGTTCAGTCCAAGAGAGGTATTCAAGATTATGTTGTTATTTGTGATGAGACAAATAACACTGCTGCTGTTATAGATAACAATGAGTTTATAGCAGATATCTTTATCAAACCAGCAAGATCAATTAACTTCATTGGTCTTACCTTTGTCGCCACTCGAACTGGTGTATCATTCGAAGAAGTTATCGGTTCCGTTTAATTAATTTAGAGGTTTAAGAAATGCCTTCACGTCAACAAATAAACACTATTCCTTTAAGGAAAATTAGTGATTTTAAAAGCAGATTGTCTGGTGGTGGTGCTAGACCAAACCTCTTTGAGGTAGAGTTAGCATTCCCAGATGCCGTTGCAATTGCCAACGATGTCTTACAGAAATCAAGGTTTTTAGTTAAAGCAGCAGCACTTCCTGCTTCAACAATTGCTCCAGTCGAAATACCATTCAGAGGTCGTATTTTAAAAGTTGCTGGAGACAGAACATTCGAAACTTGGACTATCACAGTTATCAACGATACAGATTTTGTTATCAGATCTGCGATGGAAAAATGGATGAATGTAATTAACAAACTAGAAGATGCCACAGGATTAACTGATCCAGATGAATATCATAAAGATGCTTTCGTACATCAGTTAGATCGTGATGGTTCAATTCTACGTTCATACAAATTCTGGGATATTTTTCCAACTAATATTTCCACAATTGATCTAAACTATGAGACAACAGACACTATCGAACAGTTTGATGTCGAAATGCAGGTTCACTGGTGGGAAGCATTTAAAGGAACTAGCTCTCAAGCTGGTGGTGAAAATATCAGATAAATAATAAAATACTAGTACAATTATAATATGGCACGGCTCTTTGGATTTTCCGTTGAGGATAACGAAAAAAAATCACAGTCGATAGTTTCACCCGTTCCTGAGAATAATCAGGACGGGTCTGACTATTATATACAAAGTGGTTTCTATGGATCTTATGTAGATATCGAAGGTGTATATCGAAACGAATTCGATTTAATTAAAAGATATAGAGAGATGGCACTTCATCCAGAGGTTGATGGTGCAATTGAAGATATTGTAAATGAAGCTATAGTAAGTGATTTATATGATTCACCTGTCGAAGTTGAATTATCTAATTTAAATGCGAGTGATAAATTAAAAAAAATAATCCGAGAAGAATTTAAAAATATCAAAGAAATATTAGATTTTGATCGAAAGGCGCATGAGATATTTCGTAATTGGTATATTGATGGTAAATTATGTTATCTCAAAGTTATCGATCAAAAGAGACCACAAGATGGTATTCAAGATTTAAGATATATTGATTCACTCAAGATAAAATATATTCGTCAAGAGAAGAAAAAAAATCGAAATGATTATATTAATGTAAATGGAAATCGTAATGAAGACCCTTCAACTCTGAATCCTCAGATTGATGAATTTTACATGTATACACCAGCACCAGCATATCCATCAAATCTTGCGACAGGTGGTGGTGGAAGTAAAGGAATTAAAATCGCAAAAGATGCAATTACATATTGCACTTCAGGTTTAGTTGATCGTAATCGTGGAAGTGTACTATCATATCTCCATAAAGCCATCAAAGGACTCAATCAACTTCGTATGATTGAAGATAGTCTTGTAATATATCGTTTATCAAGAGCACCAGAAAGAAGAATATTTTATATTGATGTTGGTAATCTTCCAAAGATAAAGGCGGAGCAATACCTAAAAGAGGTGATGTATCGTTATCGTAATAAGTTAACTTATAATGCACAGACTGGAGAAGTTCGTGATGATAAGAAATTTATGAGTATGATGGAGGACTTCTGGTTACCAAGAAGAGAAGGTGGAAGAGGAACTGAAATTACAACTCTACCTGGTGGTCAAAATCTTGGTGAATTATCAGATATCGAATACTTCCAGAAAAAATTATATCGTTCACTTGCTGTTCCAGAATCACGTATTGCATCTGATGGTGGATTTAACTTAGGTCGTTCATCCGAAATATTAAGAGATGAACTTAAGTTCTCTAAATTTGTAGGACGTTTAAGAAAGAGATTTGCTCAGATGTTTAATGACATGTTGAAGACTCAATTAATTCTTAAAAATATAATAACACCAAAAGATTGGGAATCAATTCGTGAACATATTCAATACGATTTCTTATATGACAATCAGTTTGCAGAACTTAAAGAATCTGAATTAATGAATGAAAGACTTGGAACTCTTGCAACAATTGAACCTTATATTGGTAAGTTTTATTCAAATGATTTTGTAAGAAGAAGAGTATTACGTCAAACTGATTCAGAAATACTTGAAATTGATGAACAGATTGAACAAGAAATTAAAGATGGTATTATTCCAGATCCAAATGCAATTGATCCAATTACGGGAGAACCACTTGAGGGTGGTGGAGATTTAGGAGATATTCCAATGGACTCAGAAATTGATGGTGGTGTCACTGATGCACAGTTAAATAAAGATACCAAATCGGCGGAAATCTGATGAAACCAATAGGACCAGAAGTAAGTTTATCAGTAACATCTGGAATTGGAACTACAACTCTAGGTAATTCAACGTGCGTTAGAGTATATAATCCAGAATTAGCAAATGCCAGTTTATTCATTCGTAAAGACGGTGAATATGTTGATCCACCAGAAGAATATTTAACTGTTACTCCATCTGGTGTAGTGTATATTCAGAAAAAACATAATGATACTGTAGGATCATATAATGATGGTGCACTAAGAGTAACACCAGTAGCAAATTCAGATTATTTAAATTATAAAAATTGTAAACAACCAGAGTCGGATTATACAACAGGTTTAATAGGTCATTGGGATGCAGGAAATACTACATCATATGATGAAAATGGTGGATATTCTAATTATTGGTTTGATCTATCTTCAAATAATAATGATTTAACACTTTCTGGTAATCAATCTTTCTACTCTTCTTATGGAGGTGTTCTTGGATTCATAGGATCGGGGGGGACACAGGGTCGTGCTGAAGATACAAGTGCCTCTGGTATAAGTGGTCCTCCAATAACTTTTGCACAATGGTTATATATTTATAGTGATGGTAATCCATTGATTATTACAGATAATGCGGGGATTATATTAGGTCCTGATGGTACTAATAAAATTGGTATGAGTGTAAAAGTAGTAGGATCAGATGCTATACTTGCATACAAATGGGGTGAAAGTAATACAACAGTGAATAACTATAATAGTGGATTAATTATGCCAAGAAATGAGGCATTTCTTATAGCAGCATCTATTACAGCATCTGAAGCTAAATTATATCTATTTAAGTTAGACGGTTCTGTGCAAACTGCAACTCATACAACAAGTCATACTAGTAAATCTATGACTAAAATTTTCTTAATGGATAATGAGTCACATATTGGAGATATGAATGGAATTATTAGTGTTGTAAGGATATATAATGCTGTATTGACTCAATCACAATTGCAATCAATTTTTACTGCTACTAACCGTTTTTAATGAAAATACTACAAAATCCACAATACTCAAATTCTTGAGATATTAAATACCGAAGAATGGGTTGGAGTTGGTACTACATCATAATAGTATAAATAAAATATAATGTTATAATTAAAATATGGAAGACATCATCGATTTGATAGCAACAGATTCTGCTGCATCTGAGGTTACTGATAAACTCAAAGACATTCTTTTTACAAAATCTGCAGAAAGAATTGAGAGTCAGAGACCTAATATTTCTACGTCTATGTTTGATGAACCTGAAGTGGAAACTGAAGAAGAACCAGAAACAACAGAGGAACCAGAATAATGACAACTAGATTATTAGTGTTAGGGAATGAATCTTATCTACCTGCAACCACTGGAGCTGCCACAAGTTTATCAGAGGCAAGAGTAGTTCGTCTTTTTAATAATTCTACAGATGTAAAGGTTGTATCCATTGTTGAAACTCAAAGTGGAACAGGTATTGGAAGTTTTACAATGCCAGGAAAATCAGTAGAGATTTTAGAAAAAGAGTACTCACATTGTCTTTTTGCATCAGATGCTAGTACTGTCTTAGCAACCAAAGTAGGATTTACCAATTAGAAAAATGAAATTAATTACAGAAGAAATTTCAACCGTTAAATTTATCACCGAAGGAAAAGGTGCTAAAAAGAAAATGTATATTGAAGGTGTTTTCCTACAAGGTGACATCAAAAATCGTAATGGTAGAATGTATCCAGTCGGAACTCTTTCAAAAGAAGTTGGTAGATACAACGAATCTTTTGTAAAAAAAGGTCGTGCACTTGGTGAACTCGGACATCCAGATGGTCCGACTGTGAATTTAGATCGTGTTTCTCATAAAATTGTATCACTCACACAAGAGGGAAATAATTTTAAAGGTAAAGCACAACTTCTTGATACACCAATGGGTAAGATTGCAAAGTCACTCATCGGTGAAGGTGTAACACTCGGAGTTTCGTCTCGTGGTGTTGGATCATTAAAAGAAGATCGTAATGGATGCAAAGTAGTTGGTGAAGATTTTATGTTAGCAACTGCTGCAGATATCGTTGCTGATCCTTCTGCTCCTGATGCATTTGTATCTGGAATTATGGAAGGAAAAGAATGGGTTTGGGAAGGAGGAATTCTTCGTGAACATCAAGCAACAATTACAAAAAAGAGAATCAATACTCTTGTAGATCAAGGTAGATTGGAAGAACATAAATTGGGTTTATTTACCAATTTCTTATCAAATCTATAAGTTCTATAAATAAATATAGAAAAATCTCCGAAAAGGCAACAATTTACACAACATGGAAAACGTAGTAACCAAAGGAGCTCAAC